TGTCCTACAAAACGAGCATCCTCTATTGTCTTGGCATACTTGTTTATTAAAAATTCTTCCGGTGGTACAACTTCTATACGAACTTGTCCATCTTCATATGTTCTATTGACAACAACATCGTGTGTTACAGCCTGTGGTGCAAGAGCTGTTTCATCCATGTTCTCTTCACCGCCATTAGCTGTGTGTTCTTTTACCTCGACATTGTCATCCATTAAAAGAGCAGTAAACTCTTCTTCAGTAAGATTTTTATATTCTTCTCTTAATGTCTCACTACTGTCATCCCAATAGTGTTTAACTATACCGTTCTTTTGTAGCAGTGCATCTTTGAACCATTGGTATATAGTTTGAAATCCGGGGTTCTGTCTCATGATTACATAATTAACATAATCAGTAGACTGCTTTGCCATCTCTACATCTTCTGGGCCTTGTGGTTCAAATTGTACTACCTTATCGCCTGAAGTAAATATTTTCATCAGGCTTGGCATAATCCATTCGATTACATCAGCTACATCTCTTGTGACAATCTGTGAGCGACCTTCTTGCTCGTTACCATACTTTTTACCATAGTAACGGTCTAGTGCATCAGAGCGTTGCTCTGTGAGCTTTCCGTCTTTGTAACCTAAAGCAGATTGTATTTCTTGCTCTAGGTGAGCAGATAGCTCCCTTTTTGTCATTTTTGCCATATATTATTTACCTTTGTTTGCTGGTTCTTTTACCGGTTTTGCCGGTGGTTGTGACATACTAACTGCTTTCATAATATGTTTGATGTCTCGAACCTCTTGCAATATTTCTAATATTTTATTTTCTAACCATTTTGGATTCATACCTTCTCCTTATACTATCCAACTTAAATCTGTCTTAGGGAGTTCCCTTCCCCAGACACTATCATTACCTGTAAACACTACATCTGTTACACATAAGTAGCGAAACGCATCACTAGCGTGTGAAGTCCAATCGTGGACTGGTCTTTGTGACCAAATCTTTTTCTTGTCATCATAACTACTTCTATATTGTAGTAATGCTTCTAAACCTTTCTTGGTTTTTTCTTCATCAAACCAGCATTTATTTAAGTAAGTTCTGGTAGTGTCTATACCATCCATAACCTTTAACTTTGGTGCTACTTGAAAGTCAATGCCTAGGTCAAATGCTAGGTCTCGTCTTGACTTACCAGTAGAAAATTCTCGTACTACAATATCGTGCGGTGCTATGTGTGCACCATACCTGTAGCCTTTTGCTTTAAGTACATCTATATAGTATGGCAATCCTTCGTTTGAACCTTCAAAATAATCTATAATATGTACTGCTTTACCTACAAACTGGCAGAACCAAATTGAGGTTGCATCACTTACCCCTAAGTCCCAGCTTGTTACTACTTGTTTAGACGGGTCATAAGGGACTTTCCCCACTCTGTCTTCTTCATAAGCAGTTTCAATCTCTTTAGCATAATACGCACCTCTAAGTGCAGCAGACCAAGAACACTCGTATTCTTGTTCAAATTCAGTCTCTGCCATATCTTGTTTCGCAAGTTCCAGTTCTTCATTATCTAGTATTCCTGTTTCACTCGCCTTGTATAAGAATCTAGCCCATCCCTTCTTCTCTGGGGCAGAGTGGTATATATCATAAAATTCGTTCTTGCCTTTAGGTGTGCCAATAAATATTGCATACCCCTTTCTATCACTTAGTGCCGGCCTTATAACCTCAGAGAACATCTTAGGGTTCATCTGAGCGTACTCATCAAGCACCACCCCATCTAAATAAATTCCCCTGAGAGTGTCGTAATTGTCTGCACCGTATAGCTGTATCCTCGCTCCCATAAAGTCGGCTCTTAGTTCTGCCTCGTTAAACTTTACTTCAGGAAATACAGCACATAGTCTTTTAAGTTCATCCCATGCTACTGTCTTTGCCTGCTTAAACAGTGGTGCTATGTATGCATAGCGTGGTGCTCTTTTACCAGCTTGTATATCTTCTACAGAACTTTTAATTAACTGATTAATTGCAAATACAGTCTTACCAAACCTTCTGTGACATACAACTACATTAAATCTATCTAGATTAGTATGTAAGTGTTTCTGTAAATCCCTAGGTGTATAGGGAATTACAATAGATTTCCTCTCCTCTTGCATAAATACTAGTGTACTTTGCTATCCTTGTTCCTTAATATTTGATTTGCATCCGCAATGTCAGCTTCATCGCTGGCCCATTGTATGTCAAACTGTCTATCTTCTACAACAACGTGGTGTTTCGGAGACCATCCGGCCTGAGTCTTTAACCAAAACGTAGTCATGCTAGGAGATTCACCTGAAACTGCCATTTCATAGGCAACTCCGGCAACCCTTGCGGTACGCTTTTCTTTTCCTACAGATAAATTGTGTGCATAATATTTATTTAGGGTGGCATTAGAAATACCCATAATCTTGGCTATAGTATGCTGGTCTAAACCTATACAAACCATTTCTTCTACCTTAGAATAATCGTCATCTGTAGGTTTATATATTTGTCCACGTTTAATTCTAGATTTTTTACCTCCAGCTTTCTTAGATTCTGCACTAAGTCCACCAGTAGGTCGGCCTTTCTTACGCTCAATCTTAATTACAGCATCTGCTGGTACTATACCTTTAGATGATGCTACTGCATAGCGTAGTTCTTCTTCTAATTCTTTTTCTATTTCTTTGATTTCCTTTTCGGAGTCAGCAGAAATTGTTCCTTTATTTGCCATATACTAATATTATACCATAAAATTGCTTATGCTATTCCTAGAATATATACAAAGTGATTCATTTAATTTATATCAACAATGATGATGGGTTCAATGTAACTTTATATGTTTGGTTCTAGGTATAGTAGCTTAGTTAACTTAAAATATAAGCAATATTATACCATAAATTTCTTAGTTTGTGTAAGTATTTTATTCATTGTGCCCGAATTCGGGGAGTTTGTGCGGGGAAATTACTCAAAAAATAATAATTTTACATGGAGGTTAGATTCTGTGTGTGGGCACACGCACGATTTGGGTGGGGGGCTTCGACCTTTCGGGGTTTTTCTAAATGAGAATGACTATCATTTGCATTCTTACTTGCGACTGACTCGCAAATGCGAATAATTACCATCTACGCTTAATGCGAATGGTTCTCATCTAGGAATAATTCTTAATTGCGAATGGTTCTCAGTAGCATATAATAGATGTTCTCATTAATATATTTATATGCAATAGTTTTAAATTAATTGAAGAAAGTCCTTGACTTTTAGATTCTTTTATGTATTATATTAGTATTAAATATGGCACAATCTTTCATTTGGGGCAGGTCGTAGTTCTTTAAAAATTCGATGATGTCATACGAGGGGCATTAAATCCTTGCGTATGCTAGTTTAAAAGTTGTAAGGCATATTCTTATGTGTCTTACTGCGTTTAAACTAAGGAGTAATATATGGAACAAGTAATAGATGGTAACAAAGTAACAAAGACTACCCATAAAAACGGCAGGGCGAAAGTCTACACCTTTAGTCGTGGAGATGATAAAAGATATCCTCTTTGGGTTGATATTAGAGAGGCTTTTTTAAAGGCTCAATCTAAGTTTTAAAAACTTGGGGCATTCATTGAGTGCCTCAATTCTTTATAACTGCAAGGAGATACAAAAATGGAGAAAAAAACTTTCCACATAGGCTTTGACATCATTACCAATCATTGGGAGTATGTTGAGGCATTTACAGAGAAAGAGGCTGAACTCATACTCATTAAACAAGCCTCAGATGAACACCATGTTCCCGAATCTCAAATACTGATACATTGTATTGATGAGGACTAGCTAAAAAACTTGGGGCATTCGTCAAGAGTGCCTCAACTCTTTTAACTAGCAAGGAGATACAAAAATGAGACAATATCCAATATGGAATATAATTAAAAGTTGTGCTTATAAGTCTGATAAATCCTACGGGGTAAAAGCAGATGGAGTTGTTAAAGTAAGAGTGGGAACAAGTAGCGTAAACTCCCACCCCTTTCTAACACACAGGACAACTTGTAAAACTTACGATAACAGCATGAAAGAGTTTAGATTTTATGTTGATGATAAGATTATTAAACGAAAGTTTATTCATAAAGGTTATGAAATTTCAACGAGAAAGGCTAATCTTTTACTAGCTGAGTTGTAAAAACTTTGGGCAGTATCGAGGGCTACTGTCCAAACTCTTTACAACTAAGGAGAAAGAAAAATGGAAAGATGTATTAATGAGGTTGAATATTTTATTGATACGGGCATTGATTATAAGCCTGTATTAACTAAATGTGGATACACTAATCCTTATGGTAGGATTGCAATTTGTGATGATTGCGAGAACGATAAGGAAAAGATGAGAAGTATTAGAAACCACGAGGCAAATGTCAAGGCAGATAATGATTGGCTGACCTCTGCGGGTTGGGGAGAAATGTAATGAGAAAGA